TATAATCCGCAAAACGAAGCGTAACCCCCCTTTTTAAACGAAGCGACAAAACAAAAAAAACGAAGTGTACCCCTGAAAAAGCCCCTTTTTATTCCATTTGCGCACAAAATAAGCCCCTAACATTTGACTGCTAGGGGCTTTATATTTACCAGCTTAAAGGTATTTCGTGAAACGCTCTAATCATCCGCTCTGCTGCATCTGACAGCGTTATTTTATTCTGGCGTGCGTATTCTTCGATTTTATTTTTTACATCCACAGGTAAACGAAATTGAACAGCTACTTTACCTAATAAAGGTCGACCCGAACCTGGCCTTGCACCTCCGTGTTGTTGTTTTTTTTCTTCTTTATTCTCCATTATCCTTACTTTTTACATTCATACAAATATATTTCTATTTAATAGTAGAGAGAGGATTTGCCTCTCTCTATTGTTTTTCTACATTACTGCGATAGTGTAGTAAGTGTCTTTGTCTGAATTGTAGTAGTCTGCAGCCATCTTTGGAAGAATTTCTGTATAAGTTCCATTTGCGCAATCAAGTGCAATAAACTGATCATCTGTTAAGCTTTCTATCTTTGCTTTAATCTCGTTCATTTCCTCGAGGAACTCTGCAATTTCCTCCTGACTTGCTTCATCTTCTTTCATTTGCTCCAAAGTCTCATCGATGTCTACCTCTTGAAATTGAACTTCATCACCTCTTAAAAAGATAGTATAGCAATTAGTTTGCTCATATTGCTCTAGAACATTAATATCATCAGAGATGCCGCAGCCGTCATATTCATAATTACCTGATCCTTTTCTTTTGATTGTGAGTAGTCGTAAATCATACTTATCAGCTAATTCTTGCGCTTGTGAGAAACTTCTAAAGCCACAAATAGCATCATCTATATTATTTACTTTTACGAGTTCTAATTCGTTTTGTGTTGCAATATTTTTTAATTCTTGAGTTGTCATAGTTGTTTCGTTTTACGTGGTTAATATTAAAGGGGTGGATGTTTCACCACCCCTTTTGTTTTTAGTCTTCTACCTTGAATAAAATTCCTATTTGCTTACGTGTTCCATCGAACTCATAGTCAACACTCTTCTTATCATAGATAGCGAAAGGTTCATCGCATCCGTCGCAAGTTACAGAAAATTTGTCTTCGCCTACTTCTTCGATGTGCTTTCCATTGCAGAACTCTCCGTTAAGTGCTTTTGTGTAAAGGTCAAATGGTGCAACTTCATGACCAATATACTTCATATCTCTACCTGGTTTAGTCTCAAACTCTGCAATTTCAATAAAGCTCTCATCATCTTTAAACTTACTTGCAAGCTCTTCTATCTCTGCAAAGTTTTTGAAACCTAGAAGAGCAGCTGTACCATTATTGAACTCTTCGATTCTGTAAAGTGGATAGTTTTCGAAAACGAAATCTGAAAAATTTTTAATTGTTGTCATAATAGAATTTGTTTATTTAATTTGTTTGACTTGTTGTTTATTAATTTTTACATTGCAAAGATATGGCTTTATTTTGAAACCTGCAAGCACTTTTCAAAATAACTTTATGAAAAGCCCTTATTTTAACTATAATTTAACAAATGAGCATAAAAAAGCGATGAAACTCTTTCAAGTTCCATCGCAAATAAACAAATTCTATGTTAGAATATAATTCTAGACAATGCAAAGATAGTTACTTTTTTACTTATATACAACTTTGCGCTGCACTTAATTATTTACGCTATATATATAATAAGGTCTATAACTGCATTCAAACAACGTTTAAACGCTATTCAAATGCAATATAAATCAATGTTTTTTATACACCATTATATCTGTATACTTCGAATTATAGTTTAGCGTTGTGTTTACTTTAACCTGTGTAGCATGTTCAAATGGATTGCAGTTCTCTTTATTTTCACCCATCCATTCGCAAAGCTCTAATATTTGATATTTATTTGATGTAAAGTAAATATAGTCACGATTTACAAGTATTGAAAGCACATCGAGATACTCCTTTAAACCCCACGTCATCGTGTAAGTTCCTACCTCTGTAGAGAGGTATGGAGGATCGACGAGAAATAGCACATCAGGTGTATCTTTATAGTCTTGAAATAACTCCTTATAATCTTTTGACACAACTTCCACACCCTCAAGATAACCATCTGCGTTGAATTCATTTTGCCTTACGACGTTATAGAATGTTTGCTTTGTTAGTTCTTCGAAGCTCGTTACATATTTCATAGAGAACAAAAGCGAAGAAGACAGCGTTATATAATCTACAAAGCCATATTTCTCTTCATGTGCTTTCACAACTTCTAATATAGCATCTTTAATGTCTTTCGCAATCATTTTATCTCTTGGAAGTTCTTTTGCAAACTCCCTAATTTTAGCAAGTAACTCATTAGTTTGCGGTATTGCTTTTAGGCGTCTGCTGTAATTATCAAAATCGTTATACACGACTTTTGCAAGTGGTTTTTCTTGCTTTGCAGTATGCGACAATAAGCCAGAACCACCAAATAAATCTACAATAGTTATATCATCTTTATAGTGTGATAATATAGCCTTTACATCTTTTATAAACTTTCGCTTTTGCCCCATAAATGGTAGCGGAGATTGGAAATAATTTTTCTTTAATTGCATAATGTTTTTGTTTTTCGATTATTATTTGTACTTTTGCACCTCTCACTTGCATTTGTTTTCATAATAAAAACGCACAACCCAGGAAGAGGAATCCGTCCCCCGACCACTGGGCTGTGCGCTTTATTTGTAAATGTAGGTGAGATGATATTTACAAGGTTGGGGGATTTTTTTGCCTCCCCCAGGGCAAATTAAACTGCTAAATGAAGCTCCTTACTTCCATACTCAAAGATTTCTTTTGCTTCCTTTTTAGCCTTCTTTCGATACTCCTGGAAGTCTTTCCACTCGCTTTCATGCTCTTTCAATCCATCTTCGCTTAAGTAGTTGCAAATCAAGGCTTCTACCTTTGATTGCGAATACTTCTCACGAATGAGTTTTTCAAGAACTTTATCGTACCCCCATTCTCCAGGTTCGAGTTGTAAGAACTCACAAGTAAAAATACCTTCTTTTTCCTCGATGAAAGCTGAGAATGATACTACAAGTAAGCCATATTGACGTGAAGTCCAAACTCTTACAGGTTTTGTTGATTGTGTAATTTTCATATTTGTTTTTTACTAATTAAAATTGACATACAGGGAGCACCTGTATTCTAAAGTTATTACTATAGTTATAATTCACTTCAAAGCATTCAGCTACTTTTGCTGTTGGTGATTTTTGCTCAACACGAAGTGTCCTCACACTGTTTGTTCTTCCAAAGTTCACACGCTGTGAAGAAGTCCAAAGCAAAGGTGTATTTTTCACCCCATTTGAGTTCACTGTAAAGCTCATCAAAGAGAAAAGACCATCTCTAATTGCTTGCGCAAATATTCCGCTTTCTGCCTTCAGGTATTCCTCCATAATATAGATGGCTTCACCAACTGCAGGTAAATACCACTCGTGCGCCTTAAAGGTTGCGCTGAGGCTTTCATTATGTCCTTTCAAGCCTGGTTCAAAAGCATAGCAAAGCGAGTATGCAGGATAATAATAAGCTGCGATACTTTCATCTACATCGTTATTATTTCGAGGACGATGGATGTTCATCAGCGAAAGCAAGTTATTATATTCATTTCCAACGCTATTTGCAACAGGTATAGGCAAATTAACACCGCTATCTTGCAGAATCACGTCACGATGCTTTATTGTAAGCAAAGTGTCTATTTTTCCTACAGGCAGCTTTTCACCTGCTCGATGGTCTAGCGTGTCAGATGCTAGAAGCGATAAACCATCGTAGCGTCTAGCTTCAGCTTCTGAGTTGATTTGCTTTACACCTGGCACAAAATGCACAGGATAACTTGGTTTGTCTGTAAGCTGCACATTTGAGAATGGTGCTCTGAACGAATCTATACCTGCGGTGTCTCTGATTTGCTCCAAAGACAAGATTCGTCTGTCGTTTTTGTCTTCTGAGATGTAATAGCAAATACCTACAACAGTTAAATCCTTTCGAAGTTTATTTGAGAAACTTCCATCGCTATAAACGTAGTCACCAAGTGCTAATCCTCGCTCATAGAAGCCTACAACTTCAGTTGCATTTAAGATCGTTCCATCAGTTAAATGAGCAGTCACTTTCACCTGTGCTTCAGGCTTTGGCAAATCACTTTCATTGCCCACACGTCTTACTTTTAGAACACCTTTATCTTCGTCTATTGTCGCAAAGTTGTTTTCAGAAATGCTCCAACGCAAAGACTTGATGTTATTTCCACGCTCTGGTCGAACTTCTGCGTAAAGCTGAACATCTTTAGGCGATGCAATGTAAAGCTCACCACTGATGTATATGTTTGTCACAGCGAACTTCTCATAAGATATATAAAGCTTATTTGATTCATCGTCAATGTCGCCCCAGGCTTTCACAAACGCACGCTTTTGTTCATACGTTATCTTCACATTTGAAGTGAAGGTGATTTTACCAGTTACGTTTGCACCAACTTCTGCAAGTTTAGCGATAAACGCTACATCAGAGGTTGTAAAATCAACTCCTCCAAGGGTTACATTTGAAAGCGGAGCACCTGCCTTATATATCTTTTGGAGCAATTCCAATCCATTAATTTTAGGACAATTTGCGAACTCGTAGGTGTCGATATTTGAAATGCCTGCAAGTTTTAAATTCTCCTCTTTGAGCGAGGTTAAGCCCTTTAGCTTAAGTGTGGTAATACTTTCAGGTAGGACCAACTTTGTAAGTGAACTGTTTTCTGGCATTACAACACCTTTTATAGGTGTGCCTGAAAAATCAACTTCTTGAAGAACACCACTTGAAAGATTGATGAGGCTTCGAAGATTCACAACGTTTCGAACGATTACCTTTTTAAGCATTCCGCACTTTGAGAGGTCGAAAGACACGCCTCTCTCATTGGTGTTTGGCTTTTCTTCAGAGTAGTTCATTATCAGTTCCTCAAGTGATTTTAAAAGTGTCATGTTCTGGTCAAATTTAAAATCACCTAAACCCTCTAAGCCATGATATATTACATCTCCACTTGCCTTTGTAGAGTATGTTTTTAAGTCAGTGATCATGTCGGCATCGTCGATGTCGAAAGTCGCATCTTGAGGATTGGTAAAACCAAAAGGCAAAAGACCATATTCACCCTTTATACTTCTTACAGTAGAGAAGTTGTTTGCACCCCATTGTACACTCGCATACATAGGTGAATAATGCTTTATTGCTAAACCTTTTCCAGTTTCATACAAACGCAAACGCAAGTTGTTTACAACGCTAGAACCACAACAGTATTTGCTATCTAAATAGCGTGAACGCTTCGTTAAGAAATATTCCATTAGCTTAAGTTTATCACCATAAGCTTTTGTGAAATGTCCAGTATTAGCATAACCCATTGCATCTGCATTGTAGAGGTTTTCACACCATTTTTTCCAATAGTCTTGGTAGCGTTTAAACATGTAGGTTGCGTTCAATCCTGCATCTCTCATAGCCTTATACATCGTTGCAATATCATCGCTCCAACATTCGTGAATCAAGTCAATTAAGCCTGATAAGCGTCCATTAAATACAGGTGAGAAACCTGATGTAAGTTTAGGCTGCCATGCGTTATTGTCGTTATCAAACACTTCTCCCTGGATGCCTTCTGTTTCACCAGTTAATGGGTTGAATGCATCGTTCCATTCTGCCCAATACTTAAAGGCTAAAACACCAGAGTTATTGAACATGCTTTGTGAGTCTGTATCACGTTCAAAGAGACGTGCAGTCGCCTTTCGTACACTTCCATCTGTATTCAATTCTATATCGTCAAATGCAATACTCATGTTTTTGTCGAATGAGTCCATTCCAATAATGAACTGATTAAAGATGAAATAGAAGATCGCATCTACCTTATTCAAATAGTCTTGATGAGTGTTCACAAATCGAGCCTTTCGATATGATGGTGTATCTTTGGTATAACGCACACCATTGTATGTAACTGCAGTTTCCAATGTGCGATATTCTCCATGCTGCACCTTATATCTTTCTGCTAAGTGAGGATTGCACGAAACTACCCAGTTATGGAATCTTTTAATTACCGCTATCTCTTTATTCGCTTCTGCGATATTGTCTGTTGCAGACTTCACAGCACCAAGTTTATTCTTTTTATTCACTGGCGATTTTTTAGGCACACGAGCATAGTAAATAGGTGACTTACTACTGGTCGCATTGCTTTGTACTACGCTACCACCATCAAGTGAAGCATCTGTAATCTCACGATTAAAGAAGTTCACGTTCTCGTCTACCTCCCATATTTGCGCTTTTTTATAGTCCTTTGCAGGGAAGCCCATAAAACTTGCACTATACTTGTTATTTATCAAGTTATAGATAGATAGGAACACAGGCGACTTGCTACCTGATGAGCTCGTTTTGCGAAAGCCTATTTCAGGAAATCCGCTGAGGCTCTTTCTGAAAGTAACAGGCTTAGAACTCTCCGCTTGCGCTCTTTGAAAAGCTGTATACAGGTCTGTGTTTGTCTTCGCAGCATTTAGCAATATCTCTTGGAAAAGATTCATTGCTAAAATATTGAAGATGCCTTCAGAACTTGCAAAGTTAACTTTATGTACAACTTCTTTTTCTCCTTGCTCAACGCCTGGTGTAATCGAATACGAAGTACTCTTTTCGTTTGAGTGTTCAGGGTCTAGTGTAATTTCAACTGCGCTGCCATCTCCATTCTCGAAAATTTCTGCCCAATTCTTGTAAGGTGAAGGATAGCCATTTGACGATGTACCATCTGCATTGAATAAGTGAGCTCCAACTTTAAATGGTGCGCAGGCATTTCCATCAGTTGATTTATTCCAGGTTGGATTCAAGAACTCTGTAGCATTAATCGCTACATTTGGATTGTTCTTATTGTAAGGCAGTTCGTCGATATTCCAAATCGCAATAGGAGTAGTTGGAAGTGCTTTCTTCACCTTATCAAATGAGATAATCTCATCGGGATTGTGAATGTCTCCAGATGTGTTCAAAATATCGTTTCTTCTTGCAATTGAAATTTTACCAAAGCGCACAAAGCTTCCACCATCGTACACATCCTCGATGTCTGGAGTGTCATAAGCAAAGTTATCTAGCACCTGCTTAAAGTTAAGTGCTTTGTCGTATATTCGAATTGAATAAAGCTTAACGTCTGCTTGCTCACTTCCAATGGTGAGTTCTTTTGCTACTCCTTGCTTCCAACTTGCACTGGTGTAGTCGAACATACGCACAATGACGCCATTAATGTAAAGATAAGCGAGGTTCACATCTTTTTCAGTGACGCTACCACCGCCAAGATTGTTGCGTGTATGCGTTGTAGTGCCGTCTATCACAAAGCTTACTTTTACTCTTGCGCCTTCAGGAAAATAGGTTGTAACACTATCTGTTGCGCAACCAAACTCTATTCTACCAGGATAAATTCTAAAGCCTACACCTGCATGGAAGCATTGTGCAATAATTGCACTTTCGTTACTACATACACCACTTTCAAGTTCAAGTTCGATTGTTCTGCCTTGCTTATTACCATTTGCTCCAATGTCTGTTGCAAAGGGCAAAAAGTCTTTAAGTGTAACGCTTTTGCCTGCCTTTATAGTTAAGCCTTGACCGTCTAGAAAGCCGTTATTTTCATCAAGAACAAAGTTCTCACTTCTCACTAATCGTGAAGTTTGAACACCTTTATATAGAGATGTTATATTTTGCGCTGAAAGGTCGTTATTCGCTCTACCACGCATAGGTATATACACCTTACATTCATCTGCAGCAACAATAGAAATACCAATTGTTTCGACTTCAATTCTTCGAGTAACTGAAAGCTGTCCTACAGAAATAACCACATCGACGAAAGGTAAATATCTATTGTCATCAAGTGTAATGTTTACACTTTGTAAGCCTGAAGATTTATCAAGCTTCAGTGTTACTTCTTGCTCCAAAAGGTCTAAAGTTTCACCATTGAACTTAAGTTGCACTTTTACTCTTGCTTTGCTACCTGCATCATCATCTGGAAGGTAGAAGAAATAAGGGATGTTCACAACGCTAAACTGCTTCACCTTTCCAATAAATCCTTTTCCAAGTGAGAGAGCAGCCTGTCCATTTCCATTCTTAACTCCCTTAATATAAGTCGTTGTAAGCGTTTGAGTTCTAAGACCTAGTTGTTTGTTTTCTGCCCAAATGCTAATATTGTGAGCTCCAAGACTATACTTCTCTAATTCGTCAATGATAAATTCACCACTTGAATTATTGATGCTCTTTGTGTATGTGTCTGCTCTCTTTCCATCTTCTACACGACAATATACAAGTGCTTCCACTCCTCGTGAATTGACACGCAAAGCCCATTTGCCTGATTGGATTACACTTTCATCATAAGAGTTATCGAAAGACAAAGCAATATTATAGGTTTTGATATTGAAAAGGAATTCTTTTCTTGCACCATGTGAATTGCTTACAACAACTTTTACTTTGTTGGTTTCTTCCTTCAGGTAATCGCTTAAATCAAATTCATAAGTATTTGCCTGCGCTGTTCCGCTAGCTTTTAGAACTTGTGTAAGCTGCGCAATCTCCACACCGTTAATTTCTACTGTAGCTTCACCATCTGCAGTGTCTTTTTCTGCAGGATTATCTCCCCAATAGCAATTGTAAGATAGTGCAAGGGTGTTTCTTGAGCCTTGCGCCATCGACGTTGCAGGATAACGTGTGATAACCGTGCGAAGTGTATAGCTTTCTTCTGGTTTATTAGAGTAAAAACTAAACTCTTTTAGAACTTTATCTGCATATAGCGTTCTATCACCAAACCATTGCGTAAAGGCTTCTTCATTTGCGAAAAAGCGCATGGTTTGCAAACCACCTTCTCCACTTTCAATGTTGAGATAACCAAACTTATCAGAGCCAAGTTTGCTCAATTGATATTTTATGAATTCTTCAACTCGACTACCTTTAAAACCCTCCCATGATGTTGTAAGGGTTTTGATTTCATTGTCTATTGCTTTTGCCATACTACTTCCAAGTATCGTTGTTTAACCATTTATTTTCGCTTTTCCAAACGCCAGAGCCAAAGCAGCTCTTTACCATTTGCCAGATAAGATGTGTGCCTTGCATGACTTTTGAAACAGCCTTTCGACCAATTTCAACTGAACCAATTTCTTTATTATTTAATCTTATCATTGATCATCCTCCAGTATAAGATAGCACCTGTCATCTTCGACTTTCTTTTCACGCACAAGAGTGTTATACTCTTCCTGTGTGAGAATCCTAGCTTTGAATTCTTCTCTTTTTAAAAGTGCCTTTTGGAAGAACTCCTTTTGCTGGTCTTGCTTTTGCTCAAAAAGACGATAGTTTTCATCAATTTGCTCTTGAAGAGTTGATTCTGTTTCTCTCAACGATTGTTGCAAAGAAGTCTTTTCTTCGTCTATCTTTCTGCCAACTGCAGTTACTGCTTGTTCACGTGTTGAAATCTCATTATTTAGATTGTCTTCGAGCTCTTTGCCTCTTACACCAGGAAAAGCCTGTCCTTGCGAAACACCAATTGCAACTTTATTGATGTTACCGATTAGCTTCCAGCCTGGATTCTCAAAAACATATATTTCGCCATTGTGAGCATCGTTTGTATCAGCTTCATTGTACACGCTAACAATTTGCCCAAAACGCAAAGGCTTATCGTTTGCAACTGGTGAGGCGTCGCCTTGCATTGCAGCAACAGAAGAATAGACTTTCACCACTGCTAATGAAGAACTATTTTGCTCTATTGATGAGATAAGTGAAAGCGTGTCCGCAATTAATCCTCCGACTTCTTCTGGAGTGATTGAACCCTCTACATGTCGCTTGCGAAGAACTTCTGCACGCTGTTGTAAATCATAAACATTCATCATAGCGTTATATCTAAAACAATTGGACAATCACGAGGAGTTGCGGTACTTGATACAGGTTCAAAAATAAGAACAGGCGCACCTGGAGGCCACTTGAGCGTTCCTATAGACTTGTTCAAGTATCCTGTTTTTACTTCTATACCCTTTAAAAAAGCCTTTTCCCAACGAGGAACAACATTACAAACTAAATATAATTGTTTTCCGTTTAATTCGTAAGGTTCACGCCATGATGTCTCATCACTCATCAGATTAAACTGAATGCGAGTGCGTTTGTTTACAGCTCTAGCACGAGCTTTACCAGTATATCCATTGTACAGGCGACCATTTCCAATATCCACCCAGTCTCCTTCTTCTACATTCTTCTCCAATAAATCCGCAAGAATAGGCATTATGGTAATATCGTAAGCTTTCGCAACACCATCCTTTGAAGAAGAAAAATACACTTCTTTTTCTATTCTGCAAGGGTGTTCTTGACCGTCTGCAAAAAGACGATTCTCGGATGTGACTTCACGGATACAAGCATAGATAGGCATACCTTCTATAATATCTGCAACTCGTGCTTCATTCCATGATAGAATGTCTCCATCTACATACATCGCACCTGGTGATACTATAACGCCACCTTCAGGTGCTCGTTTTACTTTTGGTAAATTCATTGCAAAGGCTTCGACTTTTTCGCCTACAAGCGACTTAATCAAAAGCACAACAACATTCTTTGAAAAACTTTGGAGTAACTTTAGATCGTCCAAGTGAATTGGCATTCCGCCATCGTGAAAATTAATCTCTTTCATACTTCGTATAAGTTAATGCTGTATCTTTTGCCAGCAGGTTTATAAACATTTAATGCATTGACTATTTTTGTCAAGAATTCTCCTTTGTATTTGTCTTTTTTAGTTTCTAGCGATGTGCATAAAAACGTAGGTATATGCACTATAAAGTTAGGTTTGTCTGGGACTTCGCCTAATTCATAAAGAATGAACTTGTTATTAATAAATGGTGCTATCTGGTTCTCATCTGCAAAGTATACATACACCTTATTACTATTGTCTATCTCTTCAATTCGTATCTCTCTATTTTTCAAAAAGAACAAACCATTAAGATAGCTTTCTATCGAGGTTCTCTGGGCTGTTGTATCAAGTCGCCTTTCGACATCGGTTTTCTTTTTCAAGAACTCCTCGTGTATATATATAATAGGTATGATCATTGCTTTTAAAATAGCAAGAAGAACCTTTGAGCGCAAGATGGGTGGAACAAGCTGCTCAATCCATCTGTTAAAATCTACGTTATACCACATATTCAATAGTTTTATCAAGTCCTACAACAACGAAACTACCACCTACTGCAGTGTAGTTATTTCCTGCAATTTCTTTAAAGTCATCACCTGCTTTGTATTTGCAAACACCAAGTGCAACATCTACAACACCATCTACACGTTGTATAGCATCAACAAGCTTTGTTTTGTTGAATGTTCCACCATATACAATGTCTGCAAGATAGTTTTCAATTGCTTTTTCTACTACCTTTTCAGACGTAGCTATATCGACGCCTTGTCGATTAATCTTCAATGGGTCTACAACAACCTTCACCGCAATAGATAATTCATCTGCTTTTCGAGTTCTCACATTAATTACTACTCCTGCTATTTTAATAGCATTTATATAGTGTTTAAACGCCGTTAAAACTTCATCTGAAAGCGGTGTCGGTTTTCCTTTTTGCTCTGTAGATACTAGCATTTCAATGGACGCACCTCTATCTCTTACAGCTACATATTTTACACGTTGCTTTGAGGTGTCTATTTTAGCGTATTCATAGCCAAATGTACGAGGATTTAAAACAAGTGCATCGCCATACTGAAAAGCTTTCGCCTTATCAAAATACCATGGAATACTTGCTACCACAGCTCTTGATATTTTCTGCTCGACGTCTTGGGTGAACTTTTCAAAGATACTTTCTAGTACATAGTGACACGCTGCTACTATATAGAAAAGCAAGTTTTCTAGGCTCACAGCTGAAAAGCAATCAGCAAAACGAGTTTTATCTTTTGAAAGATCGTAAGCCTCACGAATTGCTTTATCTTGCATAAATGCATCTGTCATTGTACGCTTTATTTCAGATATAGATCTTGCCATTACTTAAATGATGAATTAAAGATTTTATTAAAGATTCCCTGTCTAGCTTTTGAACGTGAATCGTAAGCAGTTGCAGGTGATATTGAATGCACCTTGCAATACTTCTGCAACACCTTATTATATATATGCTGGTGAAGTTGTAGCTTTGTGCCAGGCTTTGGTGTTTCGCTTACGCTTTGACCATTATCCAGTGAAAGCTTTACAACTGCTTCCAAACATCCATATTCTTGGATTGCTACATCTGCTAGGGTTTGACCATTTTTCGCAAGAACTTCCATAAGTTTCTTGATTTGTATATTACATAAGCTATCACTAATAGAGCTATCATTATTGCTATTATTCGAGCAAAATTTGCAAGCGTGAAGTCGTGTGTAACTGTTTCTTTTTTCTTTATTCCTATAACATTCTTCTGCTTTTGCGTTCGCTCCTGCCTAACGTTTTGCTCTGTATTTTTAATGGCTGTTATTCGCTGCCTATCGTGGAACAAAAACCGCTCTTTCGATAGCAGTTTTCCTGCGTCGTTATAGACTAATACCACCGAATCCCGAACGACAATCGAATCGAAATAGGAAGTAAGATTTTTTACCACGAATGAATCACGCAGCACCACTGAATCTCGCACAACGGTTGTTTGCGTTTCTGCTGCAATTAGCTTTTTTGTACTGCAACATCCTGTAGTTAAGAATAGAAGCAGTAAGTAGATTAGATGTCTCATTTTTTATAAGTTTTTATATTCAACTTTAGCATCGAAACAAGGACACGCCTTAATGCGCTCCCAGGGGTCAACGATGCCGTTTTTATTAGTATCTGGTGAAAAGTCTCTATGTCCCTGAATAATAGCATTTGGGTACTTTTTCTTAAGTGCTTTTAAAAGCAATAAGAGTGACTTCTTTTGCTCTTCAGTTCTGTTATCTACAGGCTTTCCTTTGGCGTCTATTCCACCGATATAAGCAACGTTTATAAGATTCGAGTTGAACCCTTTTACACCATTGCTCACTTCATCTTCTGAAAGTGTATTAAAGACCTTTCCGTTCACATCCACGATATGATGGTAACCAGGTTTCGACCATCCTTTTCTTTTAAACTCAAGTAAGAGTTCTTTAATAGTTGCGTGCTGACTACTTGCAGTGCAGTGTACAGCTATGTATTTAATATTTCTCATGTTCATGTTCTTGTTCTTCTTTCTTTATTTCTTTTTCAACAAACGTCTTGATGTCGCCATACTTCGAGTTAATGTAAGCTTTAATGCCGAACACTGAACCAGCGTAAACAAGGCATTGACCAACATACCACAACACAGAATCTTTCAAGTCGTAATTGTTGAAGAAAAAGCACAAAAACACAAGGCAAACGCCACTAGCAAGCATGCCTAGAGCACTGCCATATTGAATCCATTCTTTTGTATTCTTTTGCATAAATTCCTCCTTTCTTTCTTTTTAGTAACTTGCGTTAATTTCTATTCCACCTGTAGTAATTCTCACCTTATCTACATTCTGATTATCAAGTTCTAACTGCTCTCTTATTCGACTTCTCCAATAAAGGATGTCGTTATCCAAAAGCATATCTTCGATGCCAACGCCTACTTCTGGACGCTCTTTCAATTCTCCTTGATGAAGCACCAGGATTAACGCTTGATTTTGCCTAAGCGTGTCGCCAAGATTTAAGCCTGAAAGTATTTTGCCTTCATCGTCAAACTTTGGCTGTACATCTATCTCGAAGTTATTTAATTTTATAGCTCTCATCAATGTTTTATTTTTTCATCTTCATAGTCTTTTCTTTGCAGTTGATTCGCTGATGTTGTAGGCGGTGTCGTCGGTCCATTTGGCGCAGTGTGGGTGTGCGAATTAAACACTCGAACCAACTCATTAAGCTTTGCCGTTAAGGCTTCAATGTTGATTAATCCACCAAGTTTACCACCGTTAATGGTGATGCTCTCTGCCACATCCACTGCTACTACTACAAGGTTTGTCATGTCGCCTGAAAGACTTGCAAGAATGACAGCTGAACCAATTGCAGGAGTGATTAGAATTTGCGTTTCTTCTTGTTTTTCTGAAGCACGCAAACGCACATCTGAAACAGTTAAGCTACCTATTTCAACAGTGCATGTGATACCGCTAACTTCTTTCACAATTCCTTGCAAAATTGTAACACGACCACCTCCTGATGATGCCTGTTTAATTAGCGTTGCGAGTTCTTTATACTGATCCATATTAGCTTAATCTATATCCTAGTTCAACTTTGCGTTTTCCTCCACCTTCTGAAAATTCAGTGGTCACCGACCTCACGAAATAAGTACCATCTTTGTAGGTATAATCGCCATCGTGAATACTTGCTGTATCACCAGGATTGCACTCAGGTATTAACCATGTTGTGATGCTTCCATCGTATCCGTCAAAGGTGCGTCTTTTTACCTCTGCTTCGCCACGTGCTTTCATACTTGCGGTGTCCGATGCGTGGCACTTTACTTCCACTTTTTCTCCACCTGTAGAGCCTACTTCAATTTCTTTTACTTTGCCATCAGGCATTATCGCCTTTACTACAACTTTCACCTTCTTATCTTCTGCTCGTTTAAAAGATAGTTCTGCTTCTTCGATGTTCACGGCAAAATCATAAAACCTCTCTTTGCCTACGACTTCACCTGGTGGATGAATGTGCAAAACACCATCTTTTAAATAGATATCTGCTCCGCATTCTTCTTGCACTTTTTTAAGAACGTCATAGCCTGTAGCATCTCGAATTACGAATTTATCATACACCCATGTATAGCTACAATTCACTTTATAGTTTTTGCCTATACCTTTTACCACTTTTGAAAGCAAGTCACTAAGTGAAATCTTCTTGAGTTCTTCGTTTGGCAAATCCTTTCTAAACTGAAATAAATCATCTTCGCAAAAGAGTTTAATGCTACCTCCATCGGTTGATATTCTTTGCAAATAACCTTTAAACTCTTCTTTAATGCCAACTTCTTTATAGCCTATACTTACACTCACTTCATCTCCTCGTTTAATTTGCTCTTCTATCTCTAAAGCTTTATTAAGCCTAGCTGCAGGTAGAACGATCTCGCAAGTATCTGCAAGCAACTCTACACTCTTGTGGATGGTGATGCTGTCTACCATTCCAAGGTAGAACTCGCCTATTTTTACTTCGAAGTCTAAAGTGTACATAGTTTCAGGTTATTTGTTTCGCAATCCGTTATATTCTTCACGTCCTAAAAGCAGTTTATAGTCGTTGTCCGAAACTGCCTTTATACTATAGTTTTGATTCTCTGTTCCACTAGTAAAAGGCAACTCCCATTCTTCAATTACGATATGGTTTATGCCGAAAATCTCCAGTAGTGGAGAAAGACAAGAAACAGATGCTGCTTCGCAATGCTTTCGCAATTTTGATACGTCTTGCTCGGGGTATTTGCCATCAGTTGAAATCAAAACGCCTTCGATTGTTATTTCGTAATCATCTTGCGCCCATCTTTCCTTTATGCTACCACGAACACTACCTTTGTTCACGTTGCGCTTTTTGATGATATTTTTGCCTGTAATACTAATCATAGGCTCGAATGGGAGCAACCATGACTTTGCACCAGGTTCTTCTATGCGAAGCTCAAGAGGCATTGTCATAGGGATTCCAAGTGCATTCGTGCGCACCATATCTTCAAGTTCTTCATCACTTAAAGCTTTAATACTATCATAGTCTTCGCTGTCGACGTTAGCAATACCAATCTCACGAAAAAGCCAGTATGGTGGTACTTTGCCTCCGATAATTCGAAGTGCAAGATTTTCAAGCACAAAGCGATGAGCTTTGTTATCTACCTTTAATGGTAAGCCTTTATCTAAAATCTCTCTATACTCCATACTAACCTCTATCTGTTGATGTTGCTATTGCTAGTGAACGATTAATGCATTGTACAACTACTCTTTCAAGTTCTGCAGTGTCTGCTTTGTCCGACATGTGAACATGGATAGTGTCAAAGAATTTAGAAATGTTCATGGTGATAGCCGTTGAACGCTTTCCCCCTGTTGCTATTTCTTCTGCTGATTTTCCATGTTTGCCCTTCTTGCCTTTTTTGCCTTTACCTTTCTTGCCTTCACCAAAAACAACCTCGTTACTTGTTGTTTTGGCTGAACCTTTTATTCCTGGATCTGCAATCTCCGACTTGCTTTCAGCTTTCGCTTTGTCCTTTGCTCGCTCGTTCTTTAGGTTCTTGTTGAAATTAGCACCGATATTTGTCGCTGTATCATAAGTTGAGATATAAGCTTTTTTGAAAGCGTTATAACCGCTTATTTGCTTAATGCCATCAGTGAATGAATCAGCTGCACCTTTGAAATCACCTTTAAATAACTTATAAAGTGACGTCGCAACGCTCCCTAAACCTTTCACCAAGTCGGTTATTCTATCAATCAAGAAGTCTTTTAGGATATTTCCAAATTGCTTGATGGTATCCCACATGGTGATCAAGAAGGCACGAAAGCCTGCAAATTTAACCCAGGCATATCCAATGGCTGCCACAAGTGCGACAACTGCAGTAATCACTATTCCTATTGGGTTTAGTGTCATTGCTGCGTTTAACGCCCATTGGACTGTAGTCCAAATAACGGTTGCTGCCTGGCAAAGTTTTGAGACAACCAAATAAGCAGCTAACGCTGCATTGTAAGCTTTCCACATGGTGAAGATAGCTAGCACAACTCCTCCAAGTATTGCTAATTCCGTTTTGAACTTCATCACAAACTTGATGCATGCACCAAATGCTCTAAATACCATCTGTAATCCATTTGTGATAGTTGGAATAATGGCAGTAATCTGATCAACCAATTCACCAATAGGGCTATTAATGCCTTTTGAAAGCTCTTCTGCACTGGTTACAACTGTATCTTGAAGTGTTGAAAGCTTTCCTTCCAGGGTTTGGCTTTTAGCTTCCATCATGCCGTGGAACTTTCCACCTTCACCAGTTGCATGTGCAATTGCTTGTGCCACATTCTCTGCAGTGATTTGCCCTTTAGACATCATGTCTTTGAGGTCTGCAACAGACTTACCTGTCATCTCTGAAAGTTCATGAACTGGGTTAAATCCAGCGTTGATAAACTGCTGTAAATCTTGACCCATCAAGTAACCTGTAGATGAAACCTGACCCATTACAAGTGAAAGAGAAGCGAATCTATCTTTATTACCACCTGAAATATCGCCTAACTGCTTCATCAGTGGCAAAACTTTCTCGGTTGAAATACCAAAGTTAAGCATCTGCTGCGCACCTTCTACGAGCTCCATTTTACCGAATGGCGAATGGTTTGCAAAGTCGCCTATTTCTTTAAGCATTTCACCTGCTTTCTTCTCGTCGCCTACAAGAGTTTTAAACGCTACAGCGGTGCTTTCTGCTTGTGCGCCTAAGCGTGAAACAGCACCAATACCAGCACCGATGAGCGTTGTAGGATTCATCAAGAAAGCCATACCTGGAATGCTCATTAAACCAGACTTGAAAGAACTAAAATTAAACGTCTTTGTAAGTGCTGTTTTCGCCTCTAAAGACTTTAATTTTATATTATCAAGTTGTTTCTCGCAAAGGCGAGCCGTCGCCAAAGTATTACCTGGCGATGCAGTTATCTTGATTAAAAATTTTAAAGCATTATCCATTACTTTCTAGCTTTCTTATTTCACTCAGATTTTTTATCGTTTGCGCCCAAACTTCATCGGGCATTTCGTTTGGATCTATTGAAAGATAATAGCGGAGAACGGTGTCCCAAAAGAGGACATCTACACCGTCCGAAGTATCAACTTCAGCATCTTCTAGAGCTTTTTTATTTCTGCTTCTTTCACCTCCAAGATGTCTTCCATCTTTTGAATTGCAGCTAAGAACAAAGAGTCATCCTCTTTGATTTCTTCATCGCCATCAACCCATAAAGCGTTCAGCATTACTTCGCTCATCTTGATGGGGTCTTTGACTGCCGAAGCATAAGATAAATCCTTGCGTGTTGGACGGTGCAAAATGCAACTCTTATCTTCCACTGTGATTTCGAAAAGCTCACCGTGTTTTGCTTTCCAGTCCTTAATTTGCTCTTTTGTAAACTTCATCTTTTACGCTTGTTTTTTGTTTAAAAAAATGAATGGAATTGTCTTTTCAAGGTTTTTGTCTCCTTGCTTCCATTCTGTATTATCTTCTGTGAATTCTACACCGATAAGAATGTCTGTTGTCATCGCATCTCCTTGCGAGGGGTCGCCATAAGCAACAACGATGTCTATCGACGTGTTCAAAATATCACCTTTAGCAGCTTCACGAAGTGCCAAATATTCACTTTGTACAAGGCTAATTTCACCGCTGTAATCGTAGTTGCCACGCTGTACAGAATGTGGCTTATTGCCCTTTGCGTGGAGCAATTCCTTTTCACGCTTGATATTGTACTTGATACCACGCAAGCCAGTGATATTTCGTCCACCCATTACAACGGTGATATCCGCCCATTCATACTCTCTTGAATTAAACATATCTTTTTAAGTTTTATAGCAAGGTAGAACTTAATCTACCTTGCATTATTTTACTTTTTACCTTTTGATTTGCCACTCTCTTCAACTAAGAAGCCTAGGTTCACATCGATAAAGCGTGAATAACCGAATGGTCTAACCTTGATAGTCACATTAATCTTACTTGTAGCAAGAACATTCTGCGAAGCATCAATGAAAGCCTTGCAACCTTCTCCAGCTTCTGTTGCAGAGAGTTCACCCGCTGCAGTCATTGCACGATTGATAGCGTTCTCTATTTCTTGTTGCCAAGCCATCACAACACCTTGATGCAAAGTGCCATCTTCATTCACTGTTAGCTCGTCTAACATAAAGTTAAGAAGAGCGTTGTATGCGATGCGATAAGCCTTATCAATGGTTCTTCTAGCAGTCAAGTGTGAATAGTCGTCTGTTTGCTCACAAGCCATCTGATCATCCACGAAGTAGTATCCACTTTTGCCGACATACTTTCTTGGAGTGATGTAGCCTGCATCGTACAAATCCGAAACAAGACCGAATGATTCTTCCACGGTGTTTTCACCAAGATACATCTCAAGAGGGAACAAAGAGCCATCTTTAACACGTCCAACGTTACGTTGAACTGGAATGATAGCTAATTTTCCAGCTAGAGTTCCAATGGCAGCACCCTCCGAAGATTTAATGGTGTCACCAATAAGAACTGCTACACGATTGTACTTCTCTTTGCGCAAAGATTTAGGCTGTGTACCTTTGAAGCCACGACCCTCAAGAACTACGAAAAGAGGTGCAAAAAGGCTTTCAGTTGCCCATTCTGCAAGTTGCTGCGCCTTTGGTAAAGCTGTAAAAACATCTTCATCAAGTCCTTGTGTTGTAGCTGTTGCTTCTCGTCCATCACCTGCTACAAAGATGCCACGAAGAGCACCATTTTGAGAGGTGATAAGCTCTCTAATTACACCGCTTTCTTTGTCGCAAAGCTCGGTGAATGTCTTTGTTTTGTCCACGCCAAAAACAATAACCTTTGTGCCTTCTGGAACTTCGTTGTAGAAGTCTTCAACATGCTTAAATAAGCGTGGGTTATTTTCAGCGGTAACACCTAACTTTTTCAAGTCACCTAGCGAATGAATGCTATATGAAGTGTCAAGTTTGAAAGTTTCTGCAACTGCTACAGCTGCGCAAACGAGGGCAAATAAGCCGTCGGGCGAATCCCCGACGATGCCTAGTTGACCATTAAGAAGTTGAATTTTTATTCTAGGTAACATACTCAAACCTCCTTTTATTTCGCAGCTTCAGCTAGCAAGTAAATACCTTTCTTGTCGTATCTGCGAACAGAACCACCAGTGCGAAGCAAGAATGAGTAGATATCACCATAGTAAAGTGGGTTGTTTTCAGAGTCAAACATTTTGACTTCACCCATTGCACGTGAAACTGAAAGCTTGTGCCATGCAAGTGCTGCTGCTAATTCTCCTGCTTCGCCTGTTTCGTCCCAAGGAATCAAAGTCTTGTCGTTTTTCACACGAAGAACCTTTGAACGCTTCATTATATTGAAGCCATAAAGGTTACCAAGAATGCCTCGTTGAACGTCTGCTGAGTTTGTGAAAGCCCACTTATCTGTATCTGCTAGATCTGCAAGCAAATCAGCGTACATGTGTGCGTCCAAAAGCAAGTAGCGATCACCTTCTGGAATGTTGTCTGCATCAAATTTTGTCATCAAGTTGATAACATCTTCTTTACAGATGCGCTTGCGCTTACCAATTGAAGTTACAGAAGTGTGTGCGTCTCGTTCTTTTGTGCCTGTTGTAAGAATTACCTGCTCCTTTGGAACAAGTTTACCCCAACGCTCAAGCAAGTTCACGTGTGCAACCTCTTGAAGTTGTGACTTGTCATTTTGCAAGATGCTGTTGCGCTTATCATAAGACAACTCAACTGTGTCTATATTTGGAATATAGATTGGGTCGGTTGTGAGCTCGTCAATTACGTATTCCAAATCATTATCTGTGCGTTGATTCACAGTTGCAGGTTTGGTTTGGCGATTCTTTTTTACACCAGAAGGAGCACCAGCATTAGGAATGTGCACTTTGTGGTTTGAAACGTAAACTGAATCGTCTACTGATTTTTCAGCAAATGAGTTCGAAGGGTAGAAGTTTTCCACCAACGATTGTTGCCAAATTTCTTTGTTTAATGCCATTGTAATTTTGTTTTAATTTAAACCAATAAATAAGTAAATAATAAGTAAATGTAGGTGAGATGATATTACAGAGGATTACTCCTTATAATCAATTCCAAACTTCTCTTTGTACTTCGCTTTGAAAGTTTCAAAAGAAGCTGCACGAAGTGTTGAAAGTTCGCCTGCCTGGTCGAGTTCGTCCCAAGTCTTATTAGCGATATTTTCTGCACCTTTGTTCTCTGGAGCAAATACAGAAGAAGCCTTTACGAAAGGATTTGCTTTCATTGAGTTAATCAATGCTTCTGTATTCTTTCTATCGCTGTTCATGAGGTTTGTAAAGCTTTCTTTTTGCTCGTTGGTGATTTTACCTTCAGCAATAGCTTTATCAATGAAAGATGTAATTTCTTTCTGCTCCAATACAGCTAGCTTCTCTTTGTAAGTATTAACTGCTTTCTCCAGAGCTTCAACTTTAGTTGCTGCATTCTCAAGCTCATTGATATGAGCTAAAATTGCGTTGTCATCTGCCAAATTTGCAAATGATGCAACGCCCTTTAAGTGGTCTTTTAACGTCATTTCATTATCATTTAAAGGCTGTTCGAGCCTGTTATTAAAATAGTTGTATATTTCCTCGGTGGTCGATGCTTTCACATCTTCACCTTTCATGTCATAAATGCCATCTATTAGCTTCATTTCTAAAGCTTCTTGTGCGCTAATCCAATGGTCTTTTTCATCAAAGTATTTAGCGACAATTTCCTCTTTGTTTTGCCCTAAACGTCCTGCAATCATTGATGCAAGATCATTCTGCAAACTTTCAACTAGGGTTGCAGTTTCTCTGAGTTCTGATGCCTTACCGTACGCTCCAGCACTTACAGCGTGAAGCATGAGCTTTGCGTAAGGCGACATATAAAGAGGCTTTCCACACAAGGCTATAATACCTGCGATACTTGCTGCAACGCCATCTATATACATTGTTATATTGGCTTTGCTGTTTCTTAAAGCATTGAAAATCGCCATGCCTGAAAAGACATCGCCACCAGTGCTATTGATGCGCACATCAATCTTGTTGTACATCTTCTCCAAAGCGAGGAGTTCTGATACTACTCTTTCAGAGTCGACTTGCTGATTTGCCCCGACATTTCCATATAAAAGAATTGCGATTTCACCATCACCTGGAATGGTGTTAAAAATGCTACTGTTTGCCATTTTCGTTTGTAAATTTTTTGCAAATATAAAGAGCACTTTTCGATAAAAAAAACGGCTTTTACATGGTTGCGCCACGTTTGTATATCATTGCAAATCAAATAGATACAATAAATAAAGCGTTTTTATTTCAGTAAAAAATATATGAACTTTGCACTACACATTATTAAAAGACTTACAATGGGAAAGGACAACAGTTTAAATAAAAAAAGTATTGCGCAATCGCTATATCTTGATGGTAATTATACACAGGAAGAAATCGCTGAAAAAGTTGGAACGACAAGACAAACGATTGCAAGGTGGGCAGAAAAGGGAAAATGGCAGGAGATAAAGGCGTCTAAGACAATTACACCAGAGCAAATCATTTCACAATGGAGTTATCAGATTGTAGAAATCAACAATAATATTAGTTCACGTCCACCAGGTGAACGCTTTGCAACAACGCAAGAAGCAGATGCACTTGCGAAGATTGCAGGTGCGATAAAGAAGCTAGAATCAGACATTGGAGTGCCTGACTGCGTGTCTGTTGCAATGCGCTTTCTTTCATGGCTAAGACCTATCGACATTGATAAAGCAAAAGAGTTCAACAACTTGTTTGATGCTTTCATTAAAGACCAGGCAAATAACAAAAAATAAATATGGTAAAATGGACTGATAAGCAAGCCCTTGCTATATGGGAAAAATATAACAAAGGACTTGCAAAAAATATAGACATCGACGAATCTCTATCTCGATATGACATTGATAAAATGCGTGAGAGATTGGAAAAAGACCCAGTGGAGTGGATTAAATACTTCTTTCCAAGTTACGCAAAGTATGAGTTTGCGCCTTTTCACATCAAAGCAATTAAACGTCTTATTGCGAACGATGAATGGTACGAAGTTCTTTCATGGTCTAGAGAGCTCGCAAAGTCAACCGTTGTAATGTTCGTGTTAATGTATCTCACATTAACTAAGCGCAAGAAGTTCGTAGCACTTGCTTCTGCTACTATTGATGCAGCAGTGCGTTTATTGACACCCTACAGAATTAACTTTGAGAGCAATCCAAGAATACAACAGTTTTACGGCAAACAACCAGTGCTAGGTCAATGGACAGACAGAGAATTTACTTGTACTTGTGGTGCTAAGTTTATTGCTATTGGTGCAGGTTCAGCTCCTCGTGGTATGCGTAACGAGGCTATTCGACCAGACGTCATCTACATGGATGACTATGATACCGACGAGGATTGCAGAAATCCTGTAACGCTGAATAAAAAGTGGGATTGGATGGAAAAAGCACTTTACCCTACACGCTCTATCTCTGAACCTACACTGGTTATCTGGTGTGGTAATATCATTGCTAAAGACTGCTGTATCACCAGAGCTGGCAAACTTGCAAACAGTTGGGATGTCGTGAACATTCGTGACAAAAACGGCAAAAGCACATGGCCTGCAAAAAATACAGAAGAGCAGATAGATAGAACGCTATCAAAGATTAGCACCAAAGCGCAACAGGGAGAATATTTTAACAACCCTGTATCAGAAGGAAAGATCTTCAAGAATCTTGCATATGGCAAAGTTCCACCATTAAAAAAGTTCCAATTTTTAATCGGTTATGGCGACCCTGCATATTCTGATTCAAAGAAGAAAGGAAGTTCTACCAAAGCTTTGTGGCTGATTGGTAAGCTTAAAGGCGTGTATTACGTTATAAAAGGATTTTTAGCACACGAAACGAATGCCAACTTTATAGGCTGGTATTTCGAGCTCGACAAGTATGTAGCAAAGAAGACGAACGTTTATTGGTATATCGAAAATAATAAGTTGCAAGACCCTTTTTATCAACAGGTGTTTAAGCCGCTACTTCGTGAAGAATGTGCAAAGCGCAAAACGCAGTTATTTATTCGTGAAGACACACGAAAAAAGACAGATAAAGCAACACGTATAGAGGCTAATCTTGAGCCTTTAGATAGACTTGGTACTCTCATCTTTAATGAAGAAGAAAAGGATAATCCACACATGCAAGAGCTTATCAATCAGTTTAAACTCTTCGAGCTTTCACTGCCTTATCCAGCCGACGGCTGCGATGCCGTCGAGGGTGGTGTGACAATGACAGATACCAAAACAAATGAACTTGAACCAGTTTATACCATTGGTTACAACGAATTGAATGAGAACAACCCTTATACATTTTAAGTTATGCAGAACTTTATATCACTTGAAGATTACGATGCTTCGATTCATCGTGAAATACTTGATAGCCTTTTAAGACAAGGCACATCAGATTATGATCCACAAATAATAGAAATATGCGAGGATAGAGCTATCTCTGAAATGAAAAGCTACCTCAATAAAAAATATGATTGCCAGGCAATTTTTTCACAGATAGGAGAAGCAAGACATCCTCTCATCTTGATGTTTGCGGTAGATATTGCAATCTACCATATTTATTGCCAGCACAACCCCTACAAGATGTCTAAGATTAGAGAAGACAGGTACGAACGTGCAACGACCTGGCTTAAAGGCGTTATGAAAAGCGACATTACAGTTGAAGGAGCACCTTTGCTACCTTCTGATGCCATTTCAGACAACTCGAATTGGCAAATTAAAAGCGAAGAAGTTAGACCAGTATTTGATTAATCAGTTATGAAAAAGAATAAAAACAAAATTGTACAAGGTGGATATATTTCACAACCAGGCTTAAGACAGCCTGATGTAGTTCTACAAATGCCTGAACTATTTCACTTTAATCTTGAAACTTACATGAACGCAGTCAATGCAGCAAAAAGCATTGATTATTCAAATCGTGTAAGGCTTTACGACATGTACGAAAGCACAGCATTCGACTTGCATCTTTCAGGTGTCATGGATAAACGCTTACGTGGTGTAACGCAGATACCCATTGAGTTTCAGCGCAATGGAAAACCAGACAAAGTTATCAATAAACAGCTGCGCTCACCATGGTTTAAAGAGTTAAGAAAAGAACTTATATTATCGGAGTTCTGGGGTTTTACGCTACTTCAACTGTATGTAGAAGAGGACCAAAACATCCACTTTGAAAGCATCAACAGAAAGCATTACGACCCAATTAAAAGGAAACTACTTCGCTTCCAAGGTGATATGGACGGAGTCCCAATTGAAAGCTTTCAGAACATGCTCTTTATAGGTAGTGAAAGGAAATTAGGAATATTTGCAGAAATCCTACCTGCAGTGCTTTACAAAAAAGGAAATATAGGTGACTGGGCAAGGTTCTGCAACATATTTGGTATGCCTATTCGTGAATATACCTACGATGCAGGCGATGAAGAAGCAAGAAGAAGGCTTATTCAAGACGCCAGACGTCAAGGTTCAAATGCCGTGTACATTCACCCCAAAGACAGTGATTTAACGCTAATTGAAGCAGGAAATAAAACAGGTTCAAGTGAACTCTACAAAACCTTTGCAGAGTACTGGGATAGCAAAATGTCTATCAGAATTTTAGGAAATACCCTCACAACAGACGTTGGAAGTTCAGGAACACAGGCATTAGGAACTGTTCACAAGGATGAAGAGGACGAAATGAACGCAGATGATAGAGAGTTTATCTTGGACATTCTCAACTATCAAATGAAAGACCTCTTCAATGCTCTTGGTTTCAACACTGATGGTGGCGAGTTCGTGTATGCGAAAAAAGACAAAATAAATGTAGCTCAGCAAATCGACATCGTTCAGAAGTGCAGTAATATGGGTTTACCAATTGACGACGATTATTTGTATGACACTTTCGGAATTGAAAAACCAAAGGATTACAACGCACTAAAAGAACAAAAGAATGCAGAAAAAGAAGCGTTAAAAGCAGCACTTAATTCTGATAAAGAGGAGAAAGAAAAAGGGAATTCAAACGATAATAAAACTTCATTTAAACAGCGTTTAAATAGTTTTTTTGGCATAGCCCCAACAAAAGGGGCAAAAGCCAACATTACAGACTTCTAGTCGATGAACTCTACTATGGCAAAAAGTGTTCATGCCACACCCACTTTGATAATATAGATAGTGGTGTTAAGTTCGATTTAGACGTGCTAGATGAGTTCGTGAATGCAATATATGGAGGTTTCGATGTTGAAAATTCCATAGAGCCTACCATGTGGAGAGAACTCACTAAAATAATGAATGATGCCACGGCTAAAGGCTTATCAAAAGGCGAATTCTCGATTGACCACAATAAAGGTTTTTTAGAATCTGTAAAGCATGCAAATGAAGTATTTGCAGCCTTTAAAACACATGCAATGGGCAAAAGCATGGCTTCAAAATTGATAGATGACAATGGTAACTTGAAGCCATTTGATAAGTGGATGAAAGATATATCTTCTATATCTTCTCACCATGTCGGCTCATGGCTAAAAACCGAGTATAACACAGCGGTTCTTCGAGCTCATAACGCAGCGGATTGGCGTTCATTCATGGAAAATAAAGACATCATGCCTAACTTGCGATGGATGCCTACCACTTCTCCTGACGCAGAAGCCGTGCATCGTGGCTACTGGGAGAAGAAATTAACCTTACCTGTTGAACATCCATTTTGGAACAAACATCATCCAGGCGATAGATGGAACTGCAAATGCTCTCTTGAATCTACAGATGATCCTGCATCGCCAGATGATGTGCTAGATGATTTACCAATCGAACCAGCTCAGCGAGGATTAGAAAATAACCCTGGCAAGGATGGTAAAATGTTCAACGACACCCATCCTTATTTTCCAAAGAACTGCAATCAATGTAGTTTTTACAAGAATAGAGGGTTTAAAAATAAAATGAAGACATGGTTTAGCAATCATTCCAAAAACTGCTTTGACTGTCAATATATAAATAACTGTCTATATGGTCAGGAGAAAAATAAGCTAACTCAAAGAGCAAAAGAAATCAGGAATATAGCAAAAGAAAAATATAATGGCAAAGTACTTACACACCCCCAATTCCAAGGAAAGGTTACAATGTCGGCAAAATCAATAAAAGAATTCTTAAATCAGCCCCATGAATTCTTTAAAGAGAAAAACGAACTTCTTTTAGATATTGAAAATGTTTTTAGAAATTCTGAATATAAAGAACCTGAGAATAAAAAAGGTAGAAATACAAGTAAGCATGAAGAGGACCGTGATGTCCATCTATTTGAAATCTCAATAAAAGGAAAGCCATCTTGGTTAATTGTTCGAGAATACTCAGATAAAAGTTTAAGGCTTTATAGTATTTCTGATAGTAAGAATATACTAAAAGCATTAAAAGAGTAAAAGAGCCTAATAGTAGCCCCTTGGAACTACAATCCAAGACTTGCTATTAAACTCTTTTACGTTGCAAAGATACAACTTTATTAAATACAATCCAAATAAAATGCAATAAAAATGTCAATATCACCCAAAGAAATTGCTTTTATCATATCAAAATGCCCTGAAGAGATAGCAAAAGCTGTACAAAATGAACTACCTCGCAAGGCTGCCATAATTGCAACAAACCACTTTAAAAACAACTTTAGACAGGGTGGTTTTACCAATAACGGCAATCAAAGTTGGGCAACAACCGTCCGACAAAGGTATGGAAGCCGATATAAACCTTTGACTTCTGGGACTGACACGCTTATGCGAAGTATCTCTTCGCAAGTTTTGCCAGGCACTGTTAT